TAACTCTAACGTTATGGACCCGTTACGGCAGTTGTACCGATTGGGATTGTCGCAGGCGATCTCGGGACCCGCTTAAATGAAATCCTTAACCAGTAACTCGGCCACGGGTCCATCAAGGTCAGGACCCGTCTCCGTGATGCAATAACGAAAGGCGGCCACAACGTCAGAGCCGCTTAAAGAATAACGGTGCATCGTGAAAACGTGAAAGGAGCCGGCAGAAAGAACATCATCAACAAAAATCTTTTGCTTTATGTTAGATAATGTAATGCCAGCCTCCCTAGCATTCCACGTTACACCGGACAAAACAAGCTCCGGCTTGCTGCGTTCTTGTTTAACGACTTGCCACTCGGAATCGAACCGGAGTAGGAACAAGTCGCGCAGGTCTGGGCAATGTCTAAACTCGTACGCATACCCGACGGCTTTACCAGCGAAATATGCAGCGTCAGACACAGCGGAATTGCGATTGGCACGCATGTTGAAACGGGCCAAGGCTTTCCCGAGGAGAGGGACAGCAACATGATGGTTGCCATTGGGCACAAGTGACTTGCTCAAAAAAGAACAGTTCACCAGTGCCCGCCTCCGGAAAACTTTGGCGTCCATGCGCGCCTCAGAAGCAATTCCAGCATAAGTCTTGGCTGCATACCTCGGAAGTCGGGATATGCGTGCAAGCATGTCATCGCCCAGAATAAGAGCGCGGCAAGCTGGAGCATTAATAGAAACAAGGAATGCATAAAGAATGCATGCATTCCAAAAGGAATTACGGAATGTGGTGTCAGTGCAACCGGTTGGCAACTGATTTTCAAGAGTTGCGGTCACGCCGTGATTGCGTGAGCGCACCTTGAATTGATTTGTCTTGGAATGCAGGCGGCAAAACCACTCTGGACAACCAAGACGTCTCATTAACATCAATTCAAGCAATTGAACATCAGCGCATTGAGTCATGTCGTTTGCACTGAAATCACATTCCATAAAATCCCCCGTTGCCGCTTCGATGTGCGGCAGAAACTTGTCAGGTGTTTGTTTGTAGGCCACCTTAAACCTGTAATCACGATCGCCAATTTGCGACTCCAAACGAGTGGTGAGTCGCAACATGAGTTCTTTGAACATCGGCCCGGAAATGGCATTATAGATGTCGGAACCCTTGTAAATGACGCGGGGGGCCCAGTTTGGTTTATGACGAACCAAAAGGGCTTCTGTCTTAACAAAAACATCCTTGTTTTTGTAATCTGAAACAGACGAGAAATCCTGTCGCTCGAGGGCGGCGACCATTCTCGCTTGTTTTTCCGCGCCAAAACTAGAGTTCCACTCTTCAAATCTACCGGGTGTCCATTCAAAGGTGGGCATGATCGTGGGAATTAATTTATTAATAAAATCAGTCGAGGAGGCGACTATCCTGGGAGTAGCGCGTGCATTAGAATGAAAGTTGCAGCGCTTGCGAAAAGCAGCAAGGAAATTGTGGTACCCATTGTCAGGAACCACGGGATGGAAGCCGGCCAGCAGCGGTCCACCCTGCACCAAAGGCTGTTGACTTAACTCACGCAATGCCAGATTGCGGGTTCGGAAAGGCACACGTGGCCTAAGCAC